CTTCCAGGTCATCGCTAAACGTTACGAAAAGAGCGCAATGATCCTGACATCCAATCTGCCGTTCGGGCAGTGGGATCAAACGTTCGCCGGTGATGCAGCACTGACCTCAGCGATGCTGGACCGTATCTTACACCACTCACATGTCGTTCAAATCAAAGGAGAAAGCTATCGACTCAGACAGAAACGAAAGGCCGGGGTTATAGCAGAAGCTAATCCTGAGTAAAACGGTGGATCAATATTGGGCCGTTGGTGGAGATATAAGTGGATCACTTTTCATCCGTCGTTGACAGTCTCCGGCCAACGTGACGGTTTCCATCCTGTCCACTGAGGGCGACGGCACAGCAACGGAGGCGTTGCTTAATACCGTTCGCGCCGTTCTGAATGCAGAGGATACCCGCCCGGTGGCCGACCGCCTGACCGTACAGAGTGCCAGAATCATGACATGGCGGCTGAATGCAAAACTGTACTTTTACCCCGGCCCGGAATCCGAACCTATTCTGGCCGCGGCAGAATCGTCATTCAGGAAGTGGCTGGCTGAACAGGGGCTTATCGGTCAGGACGTGGCGTTGTCCGCCATTGCTGCCGCACTGCATGTGCACGGTGTGCAACGCGTGGAGATAATCGAACCCACACAGAATATGGCCATCAGCGACATACAGGCAGCGCGCTGTGAGTCATTCACCATCAGTGAAGGTGGGCGCAATGAGTAATTCACTGTTACCACCATCAGCCAGCAATTTCATGCGTTGTGCCGAAGCCGTCGGAACACGCATTACAGACATTCCGGTAGACCTCAACACGCTGTGGTCGCCGGACACCTGCCCGGTGCACCTGCTGCCTTATCTCGCCTGGGCGTTTTCCGTTGACCGCTGGGATCGCAACTGGCCGGAAGAGACAAAGCGACAGGTGATTCGTGATGCATGGCTGATACACCGACACAAAGGGACCATCAGCGCACTGCGCAGGGCCATTGAGCCGCTGGGATACCTCATTCGCGTGTCTGAGTGGTGGGAGTTCGGCGGAGAACCGGGAACATTTACCGTTGAAGTCGGCACGCTGGACAGTGGCGTGACGGAGGAAATGTATCTGGAAATGGAGCGGTTGATTGCTGATGCCCGCCCGGTCAGCCGCCACATGACAGGGCTGAATATCATTCAGGAGATCCCGGGGGATATTTTCGCGGCGGCAGCAACTTACGACGGTGAAGTCATTACCATTTATCCGGACGATTAAGCATGAGTACCACAACACGAAAATTTAAAACCATTATCACTGATACTGGTGCCAAAAAATTAGCTCAGGCTGCCGCGCCAGATGGTAATCCTGTCCGCCTGACTCATATGGCCGTGGGCGACGGTGGCGGCACGTTGCCCACACCAGACAGTAAGCAGACCCGTCTGGTGCATGAGGTGTGGCGACATACTGTTAATCGCGTCATCCTGGACGCAACACATCAGAACCGCATTATTGCGGAGCTGGTTATTCCTCCTGAAACGGGCGGATTCTGGATCCGGGAAATTGGTGTATTTGATGAGCACGGCGATTTGATCGCGGTGGGCAATACTGCCGAAAGTTACAAACCAACCGTTGCCGAAGGATCCGGACGTGCACAAACATTTCGCACCATTCTGACCGTATCCAGCACTGCCACCGTGGCGCTTACCGTGGATAACACCATGGTGATGGCCACAGTGGATTACGTGGATGACAAACTGAAAGAGCATGAACAGTCACGACGTCACCCGGACGCCTCGCTGACCGCAAAAGGCTTTGTTCAACTCAGTAGCGCCACTAACAGCGTGTCTGAAACGCAGGCTGCAACGCCGAAAGCAGTAAAGGCCGCGTATGACCTTGCTAACGGGAAATATACTGCGCAGGATGCCACCACAGCGCGGAAAGGCCTTGTCCAGCTCAGTAGCGCCACCAACAGCACGTCTGAAGCACTGGCCGCAACACCGAAAGCGGTAAAGACAGCATATGACCTTGCTAACGGGAAATATACCGCTCAGGACGCTACGACAGCACAAAAAGGGATTGTCCAGCTAAGCAGCGCGACTAACAGCACATCTGAAACGCTTGCCGCGACACCGAAAGCAGTGAAAGCAGCTAATGACAATGCGAATGGTCGGGTACCTTCTGCCCGTAAGGTGAATGGTAAGGCGCTTTCAGCGGATATTACACTGACGCCGAAAGATATTGGTACGCTTAACTCAACAACTATGTCATTCAGCGGTGGTGCTGGTTGGTTCAAATTAGCAACGGTAACCATGCCGCAGGCGAGTTCTGTTGTTTCAATTACGTTGATTGGTGGCGCGGGATTTAACGTGGAGTCACCTCAACAGGCAGGTATATCTGAACTTGTTCTTCGTGCGGGAAATGGAAATCCAAAAGGTCTTACTGGTGCGTTATGGCGACGGACATCGGTTGGATTTACTAATTTTGCATGGGTGAATACATCCGGTGATACCTATGATGTTTATGTTGAAATAGGTAATTACGCCACAGGTGTTAATATTCAATGGGATTATACCAGTAACGCCAGCGTAACGATTCATACTTCACCAGCATATTCTGCTAATAAGCCGGAAGGATTAACGGACGGTTCTGTTTATTCGCTGTATATTTCGCCTCATGAACTTTATCCGGTTGGCGCACCGATCCCTTGGCCATCAGATACCGTTCCGTCTGGTTATGCCCTGATGCAGGGGCAGACTTTTGACAAATCTGCATACCCGAAACTTGCAGCCGCTTATCCGTCAGGCGTGATCCCTGATATGCGTAGCTGGACGATTAAGGGCAAGCCCGCCAGTGGTCGTGCAGTATTGTCTCAGGAACAGGACGGCATTAAATCGCACACCCACAGCGCCAGTGCATCCAGTACGGATTTGGGGACGAAAACCACATCGTCGTTTGATTACGGTACCAAGACGTCCAGTTCATTTAACCATGGCACTAAAACCACGAATAGCGCCGGGGATCATTCACACAATATTCCTGTTGGCAACACTGGTGCTGGTAATGGTGTTTCGGCTGGTTATAACTCAGGGCTTGGCACTGGAAAAACAAGTAACGCAGGGGGGCACTCTCACACAGTAAATATTGGCGCACACACTCATACGGTAGGAATTGGCGCACACACACACTCCGTTGCGATAGGTTCACACGGGCATACCATCACCGTTAACGCTACGGGTAACGCAGAAAACACCGTAAAAAACATCGCATTTAACTATATTGTGAGGCTTGCATGATTACGCTCATTCTTTCTGCACCAGTAACAGAAATGGCTGAAGCATTTAAGCAGGTATTTGCAAATGCAGATAGTGTGAATATTGTCGGAAAGCCATTTGAAACAATCAGAGAATTTGACTGCATGGTAAGTGCGGCAAATAGTTTCGGCCTGATGGATGGTGGCGTTGATGCCGCCATTACCGCATTCTTCGGTACTCAGTTACAGTCCCGCGTTCAGAATCATATTCTTCGTGAATATCTCGGCGAACAGCCTGTAGGTTCTGCATTTGTCATTGAAACGGGGCATAATCATCACCCCTGGCTGGTACATGCGCCAACAATGCGTGTTCCGTTGACAATTGACGGAACAGACGCTGTATATAACGCAACCTGGGCCGCTCTGCTTGCCATCTTTCAGCACAATAAAAACGCAACGACAGACATGAAAATAAAAACAGTGGTATTCCCTGCAATGGGGGCCGGATGTGGTCAGGTGCCGTTTGAAAGTGTTGCCCGACAGATGAAGCAGGCATGGGATAACTTTAATAAAAAAACAGAATCAATTAACTGGGAATACGCACAATCTCGCCAGTCGGCAGTATTTGGCACATATGCATACTGTCCGGGTAATTCCGTTTGCCGTTATGCGGATACTAAATATATTGGATGCGGCGATTATCGGACGTGTTGCTCTCGTTCCGGGCAAGTCTGTATTAACCCTGAACATCAGGCTGATGATGTACTGATACAACATCAGGCTAATAACCGTTTTCGCCATGGTTCGCATATACACCGGATTAATCCAGAAAATCCCGTAGGTAATGTCACCTCTGGCGCACATAGCCACGGAAGTAGCATCGTTATTGGTACTCCTACCCATACGCTCAATAAACAATATTCTGTCTCTGATATTAAGTAGAGGTGAACATGGATTTCAGAATGAGTGAACAATCACGGACCATAAAAATTTATAACCTGCTGGCCGGAACTAATGAATTTATTGGGGAAGGTGATGCATACATTCCACCTCATACAGGTCTGCCTGCAAACAGTACCGATATTGCACCACCAGATATTCCGGCTGGCTTCGTGGCTGTTTTCAACAGTGATGAGGCATCGTGGCATCTCGTTGAAGACCATCGGGGTAAAACTGTTTATGACGTGGCATCAGGGGACGCGTTATTTATTTCTGAACTCGGTCCGTTACCGGAAAATGTTACCTGGTTGTCGCCGGATGGAGAGTGTCAGAAGTGGAACGGCACATCCTGGGTGAAAGATGCAGAAGCAGAAAAACTGTTTCGGGTAAGGGAGGCAGAAGAAACAAAAAACAGCCTGATGCAGGTAGCCAGTGAGCATATTGCGCCACTTCA